CCAAGGATCTATAGCTGCTGCAAATAATTGCGCTGTTAATGAGTCTAACAAACTATATATTCAAGCAGATAGAATGTTAAACAACTTTAATAGAAACAATTGTTATTGCACTGGTAATAATTACATCACAAATTTTTATTAATATGGCTAAGTGTAGAGAATGTGGAACCAATGTTGGCTGTGGATGTCAATTGATTAATGGACTCTGCGGATTTTGTCATGGTAAACTAAAACAAACTTTTAAACATGTTATCACCCAGGCTTACAAATTGTATAGAATGTGCTAGTATACAAGCATTACTTGCTGATATAGATTGTAAGATGGCTGAAATAGCAAACAATCTATACAACAATGTTGTATTTTCTTTAAACCGTCCTATATCAGGAGTGGTTACAAATGATCTTTTGAATTATAAAAGGATACTAACATACAAACTTTCTAACATAGATTATGCTGCTGATTACACAGTGGCTATGATTGCTAGTAAAGTGAGAAGATTTACATCTGGATGTGTAAAAAATTGTAGTTGTCGTGCTTCTGGTACAGGAATTACAACAACATCTACAAGTACCATCCCACCTCTTACAACTACCACTACTTCTAGTTCTACCAGTACTACAACCAGTACTAGTACCACTGTAGTACCAACCACTACAACTACTAGTTCTAGTAGCACAAGCACATCTACTAGTACCTCAACCAGTACCAGTACTTCTACAAGTACATCAACTAGTACTAGCTCAACAACTAGTACAACTACTACTGCAGTACCAACAACTACTACCACAACAACAACAATATAAAATAAAATAATATGTCAACTTGCTCAAATTGTTATAATGGATGTACAGAAATTGTTTCTGATAAATGCGTAAAATATACAGGGGTGGATGTTCCTGTTTTAGGAATACAAACAGGTGATAGTCTTTCTTTTGTGGAACAAGCTCTTATTACATTTCTAACATCTACATTAGATGGTACAGGAATCAAAATTGATATTGATCCAGATATAATATGTGCTCTTGTTCAAGAGTATCTACCTACATGTGGAGATCTTACAGCAGTTGATTTATTCAATGCTTTAATTAAAGCTACATGTGATCTTCAAGAGCAAATAGATGTAATAGTTGCAGAGCTTGCAATATTAAATGGAAATTATGATATAGATTGTCTTACAGGTGTAACATCTTCTTCAGATACACATGCTATTGTTCAGGCTGTAATTACAAAGCTTTGTGATGTAAGTGCTGATTTAGTAGCCCTTGCTCTTGATCTAGATACAAACTATGTTAAGCTTGCAGATCTAAATGCATTAATTCAAGCTTATTTAGATAGCATTGCACCAGCAACAAACATACAATACAAAAAGATGGTTCCTTACACAGCAGTGGAATACTATGGACCATTGAGTAACTTTGATGCTTCAGGTGCTGGACTATCTGGATTAGGATGGCAAAATGTATATTTGTGTAATGGTAACAATGGCACTCCAGACAAAAGAGGAAGAGTGGGTGTTGGAGCTATCCAAGGAGTGGGTGGTGGAGCATTAAATCCTAATGTAGACCCTACATTCCCAGGAAATCCAAATTACAATCTTAACATGTTACAAGGAACTAATACTATAACACTTACAACAAATCAAATTCCTTCTCATACACATTTAAATACATTAGTTTTTAATAATCCTGATCACACTCATTTTACAGTGGGTGGTAATACAAGTAATGCACTTATTACATCATCTACATCTATTGCAAATAGCGCAGCTCTTGGTGGTAATAGCAGTTATACATTAACACAAGGTGCTGTTCCTGCAACTGCTGGATTAACAAGTCCAAGTAAATCAAATCTTACAATAAATTATACAAATGTTGCTGCAGGGGGAGGACTTTCTCATAGCAATATTCAACCTGTACTTGCTTGTTATTACATTATATATCTCCCTTAATAATAAAATAAACCAATATGACAGTATTAATAACGTTAACAACAGCTGGAACTAATACAGGCCCATTTAATCTATTTTCAGATGTTGATGGATTTACATCAGCATTTGAAACAGGTGTGTCTGTAGTAAGTTTAACAGGTGGATATACATCTTATTTAGTTCCTAATGGCACCACAATTATTAGAGTGATGTCAGATGGACAATGTACAAATTATGTTGATATTCAAATAAACTTAACCACTACAACAACAACAACTATAGCAAATCCTGAATTCTCTTATTTAGTATTTGATAATTATGAAAGTGGAGTGTTTACGTTCACTATTTCTAATCCAATCTATAGTACAGCTATTACAATAACAGGTGCTAGTGTAAATGGATTTGAAGCAGCAGATTGCTCTGGAGAATACAATCAATTTGATGATATAAGTGGTTCTAATCCAGTGGTTATAACTTCTGGTGGTTCTATTGGCACTTCTATAGGAAACACACCTATGAATCCTACATCATTAAGTTGGGTGAGAATAGATTCTATATTCATTGATGGATATGGAGAATATGGAAATGGTGATACATTAACAATAGATGGAACATTGGTTACAGTGGTTATATCTAATATATGTTCATTGTATGTATGTGACATTTATTATGAATGGCCATACACATTCTATAGTTCAGGACCTAATGCATCAATTGATGTATGTGCTTCTCCTACAGTTGGAACAGTGTATACACCATTTGGTAGTCCAATAACAACAGGTATTACAGTTTATACAGACCCTGCATTAAACTTCCCTCTTCTAGGATTCACATATATTTCTGAACCTACAACATATGAGGTGTTTATAATAGATCCACTTACAGGGCTTGTTGGTGCAGACACATTAACTAACTGTGGATTTCCTGTAGTGACCACCACTAGCACAACTAGTAGTACAACAACAACACCACCATAATATTTAAAAACCTTGTTTTGTTGGTTTTACAAGGTAGCTCCTGGGATTTCCATCCTGGGAGTTTTTGTTTATAATCTACTTAGTTAATGTATATAATTAAAATAGTTAAAATAATTTTGTTTGTGTCAATATTAGTTCATATCTTTACACTAATTTTAACCAAACTATTTTAATATGTCAGAAAATCAACAGCTTCTGTCTAAGCTTCAACAACTGTTAAGCTGGAAAAAATCTAAAAAGTTCTATGCTGATAAACTAGGAATTACGGAATTAGAAGTGGGTGAATTGTTACAAGAATTAAAAAATAGAGAGGATGTAAATAATGAAGCAGAAGCTGGTGTTTATGTTGGAGAATTAGAAGAAGCTTTTGTAAAGGTGAATAATGAAAAAGGAACATTAGAATCTACAATAGAAAGTTCTTTTGAACCTAAAGATGATATTGAATTAGCTAAGCTACATAAAATAAACTTAGATAAATATAAAATATCTAACTACTGGACAAAGCAAAAGAGCAATGGTAAATTTACAAGCTCAGTGTTTGCTACATTAAAACAAGCTAAGGATTATACAGCAGAAGATTTTGCTAAGTTCTTAGAAAACTATTCTCCCAATCCTGTATATATAGAAAATGCAGATTGTGAAAGATTTTCTCTTGAGAACATTGATGTTGAGATTTCTATAGCTGATTTTCATTTAGCTAAGAAAACATTAGAAGGAGAAACAATTAAAGATAAAAAACTACAATTTCTTTCCACTATTGATAGCCTTGTAAACAAAGTGAGAGGATCATTCAGTATAGACACAATAGTGTTTCCTATATCAAATGATTTTTTCCATACAGATAACTATCAAAACCAAACTACACAAGGCACACCTCAAGATGTTCTTACAGGATATGATAATGAATATGAAGAAGGGTTTGATATTTTAGTTACAGCTATTAATTATTTACAAGCTGTAAGTAATAATGTAGAAGTGGTGCTGGTTCAAGGAAATCATGATAGAACTAAATCATTTTATTTAGCACACGCTCTTGAAGTGTTCTTCAAGAATAATAATAAAATACATTTTCAAAGAGAACATTCAACAACTAAATCTGTAGTGTTAGGAAGTACATTTATTGGATACCATCATGGGAAT